TGCCATAACAGTCGAGAAGTCACACATCTTGCCCTTGAAGGTCATGCCGTCGAACGAAGGGTCTAGCCCGTTGTTCAACACTGTTGCTGCAAACTTGTTGCTAGGACGCGACAACTCGATGTTGGCCTGAACATCATTGCCCATGTGCTTGAAACTGTCACGCACCCAACGTCCTGTGGGGTTGCTCTCGTACTTGCCCTTACTGTTGCGACTCCCTACCCACTCCTCCTTCATGCGATGGAGCCAGATGACATTCTTGTTGTACTCCTCACCCCTCAGTATCATCCGCTCGAAGATAGCGTTGACCTGGTTGTAGAGAACAGGTGGGACCTGTTGGGTCTTGCCAAACTTGCCCAACCTTATCGTTGACCAAAACCAGGTGCCAGTGTCGCAGACGATTGTCCGCACGGCCTTCGAGCGCAAGGCGTCCCAGTACAGCTCTTCGACCTCCTTCCAGATGGGCTTGACAATGTCGTGTACATCCTGAGCATCAGCCCGAGGATCAAAATCGTACTTGAAATAGGCTATTCTGATGTCCTTCTTGGGGAACTTCCGGCGTACTACATCCGAGTTACGATCCCCAGAGATCACCACGATTGGCCCAGGTGCGGAGTACGCAAAGTGGTTCTTGCCTGCCTTCTCCTTGGCCTGGACATTGATGACCACACCTAGCTCTGTCGTCTCCTGTTGGAGCCTCCGAGCTGCCTTCGAGCGCAAGCCAAGGTCATTCTTACGCAACTCGCACTCTCCTGTAGGTAGCTGTCACTTTACTATACGCCTTGAGCGTGTTTACCGCTAACCTCTTCGCCCGAGTTAGGACATCCTTTGGTAGCCCCCACACCCACACCTTCACCGCTGGGCCAACGACATCGTATCTGCGGCTACCGTCAGCGACGACCCCTACCTTGACTTCTGGGACATAGGCTACTGTCCTTGTATTCGCCCGTGTGATATCGAGCAAGCACGTTGGCTTAGTGATTGCCTCATACTCACCGTCGAGCGACAATGCAACGATGTAAGGTAGCAAACCCACCTTCACAAAGTCAGCTACCTTCTCATTTACAGCAGACTCGACGACTCTACCACCTAGATATGTCGCGAGCTTTTCAGCCTGCTCTACGTTAGCGAGAGAGGCTATGATCTCATCGCGTAGCAACACTGTGTGTAGTACGCCCATCTCTGACTTATCCATTTCGCTCCTCCAGCATTCTGTCCTTGTTTACCATTAGCATCCGCCAGTTAACGTCAATCTCATGCTGGCTGAACCGAAGATGCCACATCCGGACCTCCAGCGGTACGTCTCGGTAGTTGCCCATGATATAACAAGCAACAATGTATGCCTCTTGGGCCTCTAGCATCTTGAGGTATGCCTTGATCTGCCAGAGCCAGTGACGGACCTTAACGTCAGAGATGTCGCGGTTGCTACTCATCTTGGTCAGCTTCATCTCGTAGAGAACCCACTTCTTCGTGTCGAACGCATCAGGTGTACCAAAGACCCCGTCATGCTCTAGCTCTAGCTGGACTACGAGGTGAGGAGTCTTGACCAGGTACCGTTCGACCAAGGCACGACTCACAGCCAGCTCCCACGTAAAGCCTAGCTCCCAATATTGTCGTGTCTCATGTGTGATAGTTCGATCATAGGTCTCTGGGTCAATAGTAGATAGTATGTACTTGATAATGCCGCCAACATGAACGCCCTCCGAGCGAGCTGCTCCATCAGGGGCAACTAGCTCGAAGGGCTTGCACGACAGTACATCCATGGAACTACTTACGCCTTCGTGATGAGATCGTCATCGAAGCTGAAGGGGCGGGCGTCATCCCCAAGCCAGTCTTCATCCTGGACCATCTCGACGGCAGCACGCTTGTTCTTCGACTTGCGTGCCTGCTGCAAGACCAGCGCAGGTAGATCCTCGACGGAAATGCCCTTCCGGTGCTTGGAACCCTTCAGAAGCGTAGTGATGTAGCCCTCGACCTCCTCAGAGACCTCGTCGCTAGCCTCATCCCCAGCCTCAGTCTCGTCCTCATCTTCCTCGACAGGGCGCGGACGCTTCCTCTTGGTCTTCTTCCCCTCTCCAGGCATGCTATGAATCTCGCTGACGTTGACGACGCTACGGGGGCGGGCATCATCTTCGTCATCAGCCAACCCAGACCTCTTGGGCTGAGGGACAGCGACGAAGTGAGCGTTGAGGCCTACGACATTGTCATAGTCTTCGAGCTTCTTGGCTGGGAAGCCCGCATTGACCAACGACGCCAAGAATAGTGTCGCGTTGGCAGTAGCGCCCAGACCCTTAGCACGAGAATTCGGGGCACGGCAGAAGCCTGACCCGTCTTTCTTGGGCCGAATGCGCTTGAGCTGTCCTGCGCTGAGATACTGTTCGACTTCATCACCATCATCGACATCCACTACCATACGGATAGCTGGTGACTCATCGTACTTGCCATCGTAGTCAAACGTCGTAGCCTCGAAGGCTGTGATTGTCCCATCTACATCATCAAGGAACCCGCCAACCTCAGCGTCTGCTGGGTTAGAACTGATCGACTCTTCTCTCGCCATATCTATATCTCCTAGCTAGGTAGTCCTGTGAAGACTATCACAGGTTTGTCCCCGAGTCAAATGCTGTGGTGGTGCTGGGGCACTGGTACACCGTTGTACAGCTTGCCAGAACCACTGCGGGGCGAACTTGCGATAGCGCCGACGCAGCCAGCCGAAGTGACTGTCGAGAATGAACGTTTCACACTGGTCATCAATAGCTCTCATGCAGCGGCCAGTAGTCTGCACAAGTGTCATCATTGTTAGGTAGAGGGCATAATGTTTGTCCCTCTTCTCCCTTGCACGCAGGACTTTGGAAGTCGAGTCGGGGAAGGGAATCTTGGGTACGATCTGGTACTCAGCGTCAGTGAACTTGAAGTCTACGCCTGTCGTTACGGTGGGGCTCACTAGGATCGCAGGGTACTTCGAGTTACGGAACCTGGTGATGGCTTCCTCAGTACCACCCGGTGTGTGGGTGATCATGTGAGCACCATACTTGCTCCTCTTAGCAATGTCACGGCATCGTTTGTACGACACCCCATGGATGATCCCTTTTCGATCTAGCCTAGTCCCAATGATACTGTCGATTGTACCACGCCAACACTTAAGGTCTACTTCTGTGTTGTTGTAGCTCAAGGCTGTAATAGGGAGGTAGTAGATCGGACGGCGGGATACTGGGAAGGTTGACTCATACTCGTTGAAGTCGTAGTCATACTCACTCTTGATGCCTAGCATAGACATTGTCCGTGGCCGGACAGTCGCAGACGTGAAGATGACATCCCGAACACCACAGAACAGATAGCTCTCAGCAAACTCCGATGGGTTGATAATGTCCCACCTAGCCCCCCTACCATCATGCTCGTATACCCAGTCTTGCTCAAACCCCATGAGGAGTCGGTTGATCTTGGTAGACAAGAGCTTCCAGTGGATGACATTATCTAGCATCCTCTCTAGCTTTAGCATAGCACCTACCCTAACTAGGGCAAGACGTGCCCACTCACGCCAGCTAGATATACCAGGGTAGCCCACTCCTAGGACCATAATATCCTGGTCGGAGATGTGGACTCCTAGAAACTTGGCTAGCTCGTCAGGAGCTGCATGGGCCTCATCAAGGATTAGTGTCTCAGTTGGGCCAAGTCCTTCGCCATAGGCATGCTGGTGCAACCAGTAGCTGTAGTTGGTGACCACTAGTGATGAACCGACTGCAGCTCGGTAGGCATCATAGTATGGACAACCATCCTTCCGGTAGACACATGTGACACCAGCTTTGCAGTAGCCCTTGTCTGCCGTCCTCATAGCATAGGTAGGGGGCTTACCATCTGGGGGCGGCAGGATACATCTGTAGTTGTTGGCGCCACGAATATCGACGAAGCCATCCTCCATGCCAGTATGTACACCAAAGTCAGACATTATTTGAGTCTGCAAGCTCTTGGTCGATGTCAGGACTACAGTACGACTCTGGTTGAGCAGAGCATACGC